TTTGAAAATTACTATGTTTTAAAAGGCAAGAACAACACTTCTATCAAAGTTACTATGGATAACATAACTGAGCATTATCCAAAAAATAGAACATTTGAAAAAAATGTTAGAAAATTTTCAGAAATAAAAGAAAATGTAGCTCCTGCTCCTCCATTAGATGAGAAAACTGAAAAACCTGTTGAAAGAGCGCAACAAAAGAAAAAGAAAATTATTGATGAAGTCGAACAGCGTGAAGAAAAAAATTCGCCTGACAATCAAGTGGATTTAACAATAGAAAACGTAAGTATGGATAGAATTAAAACTATTGGCAAATTGGTTTATTATAAAAATATGAAATATTCTGAAATTACTGATATGTTTGAAAAGAAACTTTTATCCAAAGAAGAATATTGGTATCTTCTAACTGAAAGACAAAATGAGATTCATGTTATTAGAAATAACGAAAAAGGGTTTCAAATCCAACCTTTTGTTCACGCTCTAGTCGGGCATTTCTTAAAGAACAAATCTTTAAATGAAAGCGCTCGTCAGATAAAAATATCAGGAAATAGCGGGTTTTCTGTTATAACTAATATACCAGCTAACATGCAAAAACCTATGTTGAATAGTTTGATTGCATTGTTATCTGGAGTAAAAATAAATAAAAGAGTATAATATTCTTATCATTATGATTAAAAGGGAGCCGACAAAAGCTCCCTTTTTTATTAAACTTTAATTGTTTTATAATATAAATAATTTATGAATTTTATTTTAAATAACATAAAATTTGGACATCCAAAACTTTACAAACATCAATTGGATTATTTCCATGATTTTACTCAAATGTTGATGAAATCTGGAACAAAAGAGCATGAAATAATTATTATAGGAGATCTTTTCTATAATACAAAACACACAACATTTCAGTTAATTAATGAAATAAGAAAAATATTTACCGTTTTGAATCAATATTCTGTAGTTTTAGTGATAGGTAATGATTATTGTTATCCTATATTTAACGAATGTTTTAGAAGAATAGATAAAATAAATTATGAAATAGACGATAATGTTACTCTTTTTCAATTTTCAAAAAGCGATAATAATAAAATAGGATATAACATAATAAAAGATGGGAAAGTAATATTTGTAGAAAACAAAACAACTCCAAGATTTCTGGAATATAAAATAAAATCAGTAGATGAATTAGAATCCTTAAATATAACAAAAGATTTCATAGACATAGAAATAGATAGTGAACTTCTAAATAAGGCTGAATATAAAAATAAAATAGACATATATCTAGCAAATCACGTGTTTAATAACGTTTTTTATACAGAAAAGAAAAAAGAAGAAGAAAAAGTCGTATTAGATAGTAAGAATATAAATATTAGAAATATTCTAACAAATAATATAGAAGAAGAATTAAAAGACGAGCTTCACGAAATCTTCACCATTTATGACGAAAATCACGATCGACTATAATTTCATTTTATAATTATTTTTTAAAAAAAGTCATCCAAAAATATGACTTTTTTATTTTATATATATGAATGCTACTATCATTCAAAATAACAACGATTAAATGCTGCTATCCAATAAAATTACAATAAAAATAAAACAACCAAATTTAAAGTATTATTCAAATTTAGGATATGATATAAAATATAATGATGAAATCGAAATCCCAACATATCAGCTTCCTCCTTATTCTAGAGAAAAAGTAAAAGTAAAATGCGATGTTTGTGGAAAAGAAAAAGAAATAAGATATTTTGTTTTTTATAAAAATTATAAGAAATATAATATTTATAGTTGTTCTCAGAAATGTTGTCAAGAAAAAATAAATAAAACAAATATAGAAAAATACGGATGTGAAAGACCTATACAAAATATAAATATAAGAAAAAAATTAGAAAAAACTTGCATCGATAAATATGGTTTTGGAGTAGTTAGTAAAAATAATGAAATTATAAATAAGAGTAAAAATAAACAAATGCAATGGCTTTTAAAAAAATATAATTATTTAAATATTAACTATATTAAAAATCATACAGCTAATTTTAAATGCGATAATGGACAAAATCATTCATTCGATATAGATTTTGGACTGCTTGGTAATAGAGTTAAATATAAAACTATTATATGTACAATTTGTAATCCATTAAATTCATATTCAAAAAGTGGAAGAGAAATAAAATTTCAAAAATTTATAGAAGAAATATATGATGATGAAATTTTATTTAATACTACGAATATTATAGAAAAAGAATTGGATATTTATATCCCTAAATTAAAGTTGGCGTTTGAGTTTAATGGTGTATATTGGCATAACGAATTATATAAACCAAATAATTATCATCAAGAAAAAACAGAAATATCTGAAAAACATGGAATAAGATTGATACATGTTTATGAAGATGATTGGATATATAAACAAGACATCGTTAAATCTAGAATAATAAGTATTGTAGGTAAATCTGAAAAAATAATGGCTAGAAAATGTGAAATTAAGGAAATTAAAAATAACAATCTAGTTAGAAGTTTTTTAGAAAAAAATCATATTCAAGGATTCGTTGGCTCTAAAATCAAAATTGGTTTATTTTGTAATGATGAAATGGTAAGTTTAATGACGTTTGGTAATTTAAGAAAACCGTTGGGTTATAAATTTGTAGAAAAATCATATGAAATGCTTAGATTCTGTAACAAATTGAACACTAATGTTGTAGGAGGAGCTAGCAAATTATTTAAATATTTTATTGAACATTATAATCCAAAAGAAGTGATAAGTTATGCAGATAGAAGCTGGAGTCAGGGAAATTTATATAAGAAATTAGGATTTATGTTAGAATGTAAAACTAAACCAAATTATTATTATGTCGTTGATGGGGTAAGAAAATATAGATTTGGATTCAGAAAAGATAAATTGGTAAAAGAAGGGTATGATCCAAATAAAACAGAAAAAGATATAATGCTAGAAAAAAATATATATAGAATATATGATTCGGGTCATTTAAAATATAAATATGTATCATGTTAAAAAAGATTTTGAAAAATATAATATATTTTTTAATTGAGAAAATAGAAAAAATTGAATATAAAAATCATGATTTTGATCAATCGGATCCTCTTAAAAAAATTATAAATTTTATATCAATTAAAAATTTATTAGTTGAAACCGATTATGGATTTGTTCCAGTTGAAGAAATAAATTTGACACAACCATATACTATATACGAATTATTGCTGGAGAATGGTCTAAAACTAGAATGTGCGGATGTTCATGGAATATTCTGCGAAGGTCATATAATCAAATATATTAAAGATCTTGAAAAAAATGATATTATTCTAACAAAAAAAGGTCCTTCTAAAATAAAATCTATTAAGAAATTAAAAAATAAAGTATCTATGTTCGATTTATCGATTTTTTCTAATGAGCATAGTTATTACGCTAACGATATATTAAACTTAAATACTATATCAGCTTCTATTGTTATTCTCCATCTTGTTTTATTCAATGATGATAAAGGTGTTATGATCGTGGCTAACAAAAGTGAAACTGTAAAAGAAATTATACACAAAATAAAAGACATATATAAATTACTTCCATTTTTCTTAAAAATAGGAGTAACAAACTGGAACGAAAAACAAATAGCATTCGAAAACAACAGCAGAATTCAAAGTCAATCAAGATCTAAAGAGCCAGCTATTGGTTTTGCCATTGATTTGTTATATCTAGATGAGTTCGCAAAAGTTCCAGATAATATAATTAGAGCATATTATGGATCGGTTGTTCCTACTGTTTCTTCAATTGAAAATTCAAAGATTATTATTACTTCTACTCCAAATGGTTATAACTTATTCTGGGAATTGTTAACTGATGCCGAAAGAGATAAAAGTGATCCTAGATGGAATAAATATCAACCAATGAGAGTTTATTGGTTCCAAGTAAAAGGACGTCGCGACACAAAACTTTATTTCATAGAATCTAAATTACGTCAATATAATATAACCAAAGAAGAGGTTTTAGAAGAATTAAAAAAAATGGGTTATGATGTTTATTATAGAAAATTAGATGGTGAAGATTGGCATTTAATAAAATTTTTTGAGGATGATGAAAAAATACCCAGAGAAAAATGTGGAATTGACGATATAAGACAACTCAGAATAAATGAGATTATTCCATTGCCAGAAGTTTGTAGAATAACAAATTGGCAAGAAGAACAAACTGGTATTATTGGTGGTCCAAGTATGTTCAAGCAAGAATTTGAAATCCAGTTCGTTATTGACGATAAATTGTTATTTGATAGTTTAATGTTTCAGAATTTTATGAATGAACAACTTGAATTCGATACTCCGTATTTAGAAATATTTGAAAAGAAATTTAATTTGTCATATAATAGTTTAAAATTTATAAAAAATCGACCAGATCTATTTGAATTGACTAAAGCAAAAGATTATTATATAACTATAGGTATTGATTTAGCGGAAGGTTTGGGATTAGATTATTCTGTTTTTAACATATTCAGATTAATGATGAAAGATGAAAAATTAATAGAAAGGAAAAAGGACATTTATAGTAACAAATATGATCTGTTTAAACTTGAGCAAATTGGATTATTTAGAAACAATGTATATTCAATAAATGAAATAGCACATATATTATATTTATTAGTGTTTGAAATTTTCGATCCAGAAAAAGTAAAAATAGTTGTTGAAATGAATAAGAATCTTGGTAATGATCTTATCAATAATATGCGCCATGTTTTTAACGATAACAACAATTTTATGGATGCTATTTTTGCAAGATTCAAACATAGAGAATCAGATCAAAGACCAAAACTTGGTCTATTGATAGGACATAATAAAAAATTGCTATTGAAGGACTTTCAAGACGCTATTAAAAAAGATAGTATAATATTACATAATGATATTACTGTCATAGAATTAAAATCTTTTTCTAAAAAAGAAACACCAAGCGGTGAAATAACTTTCAAATCTGAAAGCGGAAACGACGATTGTGTTATGTCCATGATAAATTTATCTAGTTTGTTCGATCATTATGAATTTAAAAATCTTGTCGACACTTATGTTGATTATATATTAACGGAAAGAGAGAAACAAATATTACAGAAATTTTTGGGAAATAAAGATGATGGAAGTACTATAGATTATAATTCTTTTGGAAAAGCACATAAAAGATTCTATCCTAAAGTTAAACCTGAAATAAAACCAATTCCTTTTTTGAGTCCATTTAATCAGAAACCTGGGGATCTTCGAAATCCTTTTGAGAAAAAATGGATATAATTTCTCCTTTGCCTTTACAAATCTGACATCGAGATTTTTCTATGTAACCTCTACCGTCACACTCTGGACAAATAAAAAACTCTATTTTAGATTTAAATTCTTTGTCTGTCAAATTTTTAAAAATTTTTTTATTTTTTTTTAAAACAAAAAAAATTCTCCAGTATATATATTATATAAAATCTGTTATTTATTGACGATTTAGTAAAGTTCTTTTTGATGATGATGAGAATAAATTTTTAAGAACTTTTTTTCAATTTTTTGGGAAAAGTTTTTTTATCTCGACGGATTGACGTATCTTTGTATCTCAATTTTGAGAAATCAAACTATCAATTCACAGAATGATTGAATCCTGAAAGGCGAGATAACCTTTCAACCCAATAGTAGGGACTAAAAGTTTGTCAAAAAAATTTAATCTCAAAATTTTCAAAATAAGTTCTTTGAAAATGAAAAGCTATAATTTCAGGGAGTTCTTCGGAATATTGATCTGAATAGCTATGTAAGCCAAAGTATCTCTATATAATAGACTTTACTTTCCTTACTTGTGAGCCAAGGGGCCGCTCACTTTCATTAAATGCTCTTGTTTGCGAAAAGGCGCTTTTAAGCTCAATACAAAAGAATTGTTGTCCCTTTAGCAAACCAAGTTCTTTGAAAATCTGGAAATAAAGAAGGGGAATAGTCTGTGGATGCTTGAGGAGCCGCAGGGGAAACAGACGAAGAGCGGGCAGAAGTCCTCGAAGAGTAAAACCGATAGTCTAGACTAGCATCGGAATGAAGCAGCCTACACTTCATTTCCAGTAATAAAAGTTCTTTGAAAGATTGAAAATAAAATAATTTGTGGCGGAATCAAGGGGTCGCCAGCCCCTAACGCATTGTAGCCCAGGGCTGAAAAGCCCGGGAGCGAGTGTTACAGATTTTGTACCATAAACCTGAAATAGCCACGGTTGGCCAACCGTGAGTGACGTAAGAACCAGACAAACCGTACAAAGCGATGCTGATGGCTGTATCTGGCTGGAGGTAAACAGACCTCCCATTCACCCGAAAGGGTAAAAACACAATGGCTGATCACCATCTGTGGGGTGTGGGTGAACAATGGAAGACGAAATCCAAGGATTGTGAGTAGTCAGGAGTCTCATCAAATTATTTTTATTTTCATTTTCTTTTATGTTTCGGACACAAGTAATCCTTCAGAAAGATGAAATAGACGAACACAAAAAAAAAGAAATTTTAAGAGCGATTCAGTCTCTATCTTGTGTTGGTAACAACACGAAGGTTATGTTACAAAGTTTAACCTCTAACCAGCCCAAAAAAAAATGGATCCGATAAGACGAATGTCAACCTGGAGGAAGACAGGTAGAGACAAATAAAAAACCCAGTCGAAAAGACTGGGTTTTTTATTGCTTTTTAATACCTATCGAGTTTAACTGGATTTTTATCATATTATATTATACTCAAAAACAAAGCCAGGTATTCTACCTTCAGCCCATGATTTTTTATCAACTTCTTTAAATCCAATTTTTCTATAAAAATTTATTGCTAAATAATTTTCTTTTCTAACAGTTAATAGTATTCTTTTACGTCCTTCTTTTTTCATTCTTTCAATAAATTTAGGAAATATTTCTTGGGTTTTACCATTACCAGGAAATCTATTTGCTATATCACTCAACATCACATCACCTGCATAAGCATTTATCTTATCTGATATTTTAACCCTTTTAGTATAGATATTATAAAGTATAACAACACCGTCTTCAAATAAATATTCGCCTTTATCTACTTTTCTTTCTATAGTATCTGGTCTTAAATGAGGAAATATATTTTTAAATTTTCTAAAAATACTCATAATCTCTTCTTTAATATTTTTTTTATCATCTTTAAAAATAAACTCTTCAAAAGTTCTTAAATTATCCATATTTATTTATTTTTTTTAACCATTTTTTATTTTCTATCAAATACTTCATCAAAATCGTCCACGTTATATCCAATCCTTCTCATAGATTCTTTACTTCTACTTAAATCGTATCTATTTTTTATCCACAACAAACATTCTCTGAATGTATTAAAATTTAAATTTTTTAGTGTAACATCGTTCCCATCTTCGTTTGCAGAAATATTTAAAGTTGTGTCCCTGTAATCTTCTGTTGTGTTTATCAAATACTTGAAATTTTGATATTTAAAAACGAAATACAATTTATTGCCTTGGCTACCAGCGTGAGAAAAATTAACTGGAAAATCCGCTAATATATCTCTATAATTATTATTCACAATTTCTCTTAATTCAAAAGACCTATCTTGTAGTGGATTATATTGTTCGTATAACTTAACATGTTTCATTTTTATTTTTTATTTTTTAACCATTCTTTATAACTAATAAAAGACTCTTGTATAGGATATTTCAAAGGTTCTTTTAAAATAAGAGTGTGTTTCTTAAATCTATTCAATTCATTATCTGTAATTAAATTCGTTTCTAGTGTTAATTCATTTGTTGTTATTTTATCTATAATAATTCTAAATAACTCATCATCGGTTCTTCTTAAAAGATCTTCCAGAAAATTTTGAATATTATTCACATATTCTACGTTTTTAATATCATCATCGTAAAAACCTACTTTCTTATACCAATCTTGTTTTATTGAAATAAATTTTCCATCCTTTATTTTTAATCCGATAAGATGTTCTAATAAAACATAAGATTTTTTTAATCTGTAATTTTGTGTATGACTTCCTTCACCAACAAAGAAAATTTTAGAAATTTCTATTCCTATTTTCTTTAATTCCAATCTTAACCTATTGACTAATTCGGCGTGGTTTCTTTGATTTGATCTAGCTGTTAATAATCCTATATCAATAAATTTATCGTATCTTAAATGCTCAATATTTTTAGTTAAAATATCAATTTCGCGCTTGTCCAATATTTCTTTTCTAACAAGAGGTATATAAGATATTCCAAATCTTTCTATATTTTCACTTCCACTTTTCTTCTTTATTCTTTCAAATAAATTTTTGCTTATATAATAAACATGTCCGTTGTAATCTATTTTGAGATCATCGTTCTTGAATTTACCAGCTTTGATCAAAGAAAATTCAAGATTATCTAGAACAATAAGTGGTTTGTATGGTTTATCTTTATCAATAATCCACACGTCTTCGTTCTTAATATTCCAAAGAGTTCCGTCTAAATCAAAAAAAACAATTTCTTTATTCATCTCTTTATTTAATTTTTATGCCCAATCTTCTTCGCCATAAGGATCTCTATTTATTTTTTTCTATACGTTCTTGTCTATTAAAATGTTCTTTTGTGGCATATTTTGTTAAATTAAGCTTTTTGCCATTCCATACTATAAAACCATCATCTCCATTTATATTTAAAATCACTGGATCTCCCTTTTTCATTTTAGTACTACCACTCCGAGACAAATCCCAAAATTCTTTAGCCTTATAAGTATCCCAACGACTTAAAAAAACTTTATATTTTTTACCATCGTTGGTTTTTATTAAAACTGTAATATAACTCAATTTACCATACATGAAACTTCTAGCGAATACTACTATTCCCTCTTTTGTGAATTGTTGGTTTACAACTTCTATATTATTTGGAATTTCTTTTGCTATAGGACCATTACAACTTGATAAACCCATAGTGGCGGCAATACCACCAGCCAGAGCCAGTTTTCCGATTTTACCTAATTTGATTTCTTCATTTACAAAATCATCAAAATTTTTAAGATTGTTCATTTTTTTTTATTTTTTATACCCAGTTTTCCTCACCATAAGGATCATTGGCTTTATTAGTTAATTCTTCCTCTGATGAAGTTAATATTTTATCTATAACTCCCGCTTTTCTTTCCTCAATTTTTTTATTCCATTTTTGAACTAAAAATTTCCACAATTTATTAATATATTTTTTTCTAACATTTTTTTCTAAATTATGATCATTTATATAAAATCTAGTTCCACTCATACCCGCATGTAATGATATATATTTCCATTTTTCTATTTTTATATTTTGGCCTTTATAAATATATTCTACAGTTTGTGTCAATATTCCATCTGCTTCGAATTTTTTATTAGCGTGCAAATTTTCAATATTAAAATTATCCTCAATATCTTTAATTAATTTGATAATTCTATCATCCAAAGGTTTTGGTTTTATTAGATAAAATTCCTCATATAGCATAATATTATTCATATTGTCGCTATATATAAAAATAAAAATCCCCATTTTTAGAACGGGGATTTAAAGTCTGGTAGTTTGTAGTTTGACGGATTAAAGCTTTTAGCTAAATTTGATATACTGTTGAAGTTTGGTACGTTTTGATGTTGCTGATGCTCTTGTTCATCGCGATGTTTCTTTTCAGCTTCATTCTTTTCATTTAATAACTTAATATATCTTTCAAATTCATAATAAGGCCAATTATCTACAACACTTGTAGGCATTCTTAATTGGCTCATAAATTCAAATTTATTGCTAGTTAAACTCTCCCAAGATACAGTAAATACTGTAAAAATAGTTTTTTCAAAACTTTCTATTTTATTTCTTTGGGAGTCTGTCCAAAAGTTTGATACCTGGTTTAAAAATACTTGAGGCCCCTTTGGGAAACGTCATATCAGTGTGGACCTCCTCGCCACACATAGGACAATTTTGGCGGAGTTCTTTAATACCGAATAACATCTTACTTACAACTTCGTCCAAGAATAAGAAGGTATCCATATCCATTTCATCTTTGAATTCTTTCTCTTTTGCTGTAATACCTTCTTCTGAAATAGTTTTTCTATCCCAAAGTGTAAAAGGAATAATTTTCAAGAAGGATACGTTTGGAGTTTTATCGCCTTGAACTTTTTCTTTTATATTTTTGAAGAATATTTCTTGTAAACTAATACATGGTGGAGCCAATTTCCATAATTTCTCACCAATACGAAAATCAAATGTGCGATCTTGTTTGTTGAAAAATGGTTCAATTTCTGAATCCATTTCATAATTTATGAAAGTTTTTGGACTATCTGGAGCTGGAGTTGATCTAAACTGAATTTTAAACTCAGTTTTACAATTTCCGCAAGTAACATCTTTTGCTAAATTACTATTCTTTTGGAATGTAAGCTCGCGAATCATAAAGATTAAAAATAATCTATCATTATCTTTTAAATCTTTATATGTTCCCATAAGACCGCCTGGGTGTTTTACTTTAATACAACGACCAAGCATTTCATTCATTTTTTCAGTAACGTCTAAGAAATTATTATCATCTATCGCCGAATAAGCTTGAACTTCGGATACCGAAGCTGCTCTAATCATAATAACAGTTCCTGGTTTATAGAAAATTCCAGCTGGAAGTGCACTTAAATCCACAGTGATATAATTTAATGTGCTGCCACCACCAACTACAGGCTCATCTATTATTGGTTGTTTTTTATTAGTTGTTGATTCAGAGATAAATTTCTCTAATGCGTCCTTTTTTTCTTCTTTTTTATCTTCCATTTTAAATATTTATTTTTTAATAGGTTGTCCCCTTTAATAATATATATTAAAGGAGAGGCGGCCTCTGATAAAATTTAGTGATTGTAATGCCAATATTTCTCTGGTCGTTGATATCTATATTTTTCTATATCACCAGAACATGTTATTGATCGGGCACACGAACACAAAAAAATCAAAGCCAAAAATAATATTAAAATCAATATTTTTTTCATAGACTTTATATTATAAAAACTGATAAAAGTTTATTTGATTATGCTGTCATTTCATTCCATATCTCTTCGCCGTATGGATCGTTTTTGTGTATTTGCTCAAAGATTTTGAATTCGGTTATAATAGATCCATATATTAATATTTATTCTTAGATAAATTATCAAACTCCCATAATGGTTGTAAATTTTCTAAAGCACAAACTTCCTTTATGTCGGCATCTTGTGAGAAATTCGCAACAGCTGTTATGTGGTCAATATGCCATTCACCATGATTATCCCAAGTCATACCTTCGATGAAAAGGGACTGTATATGATTTTTTAAATCTAAAGCAGAATAACCTAGGAGTTGGATCGTGCGGCCTTCTTTTGGAGTATTGAGTCTTTTGAGAGTGGAGTATAAAACAGAACGCCATGCGATGACGTGGGGATTATCTCTTCTATATTTATAATATTTATCTCTATTTTCTACTTTGTATATTTTAATATAATCTCGCATTTCTTGACGATGTTCTTCTCTATATTTACCAAGATATTTTTTTGTTCTTTCTTTATTTTCTGGAATACTGCGATACTCTGCTTTCTTTTTAAGTATCTCTTCTCTATTTTCAATATGATATTCTTTTTTTCTTTCTAAAATTTGTTCTCTTAATTCATCATATCTTTTTTTATCATATTCTTTTTGTTTTTCCTTGAATCCCGGAGCTTCTTTATATTTCTTTTGAATGATTTTAACACATTCTTTACATTCATGTCGATGACCATCTGGTGTTCCTTTTTTGATATGATATTCTGATAATGATTTATTAATTCCGCAAGCACGACAAATTTTATTACCTTCTGTTTTGATTTCTCTTTCTTGTCTAGTTTTCTTTCTATCGTCTTTATGCAACTTTTCTTTTTCTTTTAAACAACTTTTACATTCATTACGATAACCATCTTTCATTCTATCATTTTTGAAAAAATTTTCAACATTTTTCAATCTGCCACAAATTTTACATAATTTTTGTTCCATATATTTTAATTTATTTTTTTCTTCTCAATAATCACTGATATTTTTGAGCAAAAATATAAGACTTAAATAGCCTTATATTTTTGAAGTTTAAGTTTGGTTCTTATTTTTATTTAGACTAAATCTTAATAATAAAAGTCCTCCCAGTAATCTAATGCAAATGAAGCAGTTAAATCGTAAATTTCTGTTACTGATTCCCAGTTTAGACCTTCATCCCATCCGGAGAAACCAGTTATAAAGGCGTTATGCCAAATAACACGTCTCACTACAAGTCCTTCTTTATCGTGTTGATCAATTGTTACTGTTCCAACTAGGTTTCCTTTGTAGTTTAATTGACCTGTTTCATTATTCCAGATAAGATCGTACCAGTCTTTAATTGCTCTAAAGATTGGAACTCTACCCGCAACAACACCACTTACGTTTTGTCTCACATTAACAGATTCGTTCAAGTTAAACTTGATTTGCTGCTCTGTCAAGTGTGTTTGAGCTGGCAGTGTTGGATAAATACGTGTAGAATATTTAAATCTTTGAGGCTTCACTTCAATTTTTGGATATGCTGGTAGTGGAACGCTTGTTGCGTTTTCCAATAAAAGCGCCCTTATATCAGGCCCCAAATTTGCTGCTACTAGCGGTGGAAGATCGATTTGAATTTCAAATAAACTTTTAAATACCGGCTCCCACATATTAGTGGCTGTTGCTACGTTGGTAAAATGTGCTAAACCCATGTTTTTTTATATTATTTTTTATATATTTACTAGTATATATTTAATTTGCTATTGTTCCTAGGTATATATTTTTAATTTTTTTAATAAAAGAGAGTTCCTCTTTTAAGGAACTCTCTTTTGATTACATTTAAGTTGTTGGTAAGAAACCACCCGATGCAATTGTTCCTTTCTTCAAGATTGTGATGTTATTTACAATGATACCCATGCCTTTGATAATTTCTATATATGTATCGAGAACACCCATTTGTAAATCTATGATGTAGTCAGTATTATTTGTTTTATCGCAAACATTCTTGAAATCATAAATTGCATTTGTATCTAACATTTCTTTACAAATTTGATCAGCTCTGAATTTGATTTCAGCTCTGATTTCTGTTGTATTGAATCTCCAGTGATAGTTAAGTAACATATCATAGAGACGATTTTCAAGTTCGATAAGAACTTCTCTTGAGTGGATATAGCTAAGCGAGCTGAGTGGATAAACTTGAGCTGACGATTCGAAATTGATGTTATATCCCCTGTT